CTTATGGCCAATGCAGATAAACCAATGGGACTGAAGCCAGTCTCTCACCTTCTGGGAATCCCCTGGAGTGGTGGATGCCACACGTACTATATTCCGAGTTCGGACAACAACGCCTTCGCGATTGGTGACCCGGTGAAGTCCGCCGGCAGCGCCGACAGCAACGGAGTTGCAAGCGTCACGCTCGGGACGGCGGGGAGTCCTCTCCGCGGCGCTATCGTCGGCTTCGGCCGCTACGAACACTTGATGGCGGATCCGAACAGCCTGGACACGAACATCATCCCGGCGACGAAGACGCACGACTACTACGCCATGGTCGCGGATGATCCTTTTATCATCTTCGAAGCCCAGGAGATCGGCACGGGTACAGCGCTGACCGCCGTGGCGGTCGGGTTGAATGCAGACCTGGTTGCCGCCGCGAACAACGGGTTTATCTCTGGCTGGGAAATCGACAACACGACGGAGGCGACTACCGCGACCCTCAACGTCCGCCTGCTCGGCCTCGTGCGGCGAAGCGACAACGCCTTTGGCGCCTATGCCAAGTGGCTCGTCATGATTAACGCTCACGAGCTGAAAGTCGGCTCGGATGGCCTCTAAGGAGAACTGATATGGCTGTAACGAACACTGGAAGCCACCCAAAGCTGCTGTGGCCGGGAGTGAAAGAGATCTGGGGGCAGCTCTACGAAGCTTACGCCCGCGAGTACACTGACCTCTACGACGTGCATACGTCGGACAAGGCGTATGAGCAGGGTGTCCAAGTGACGGGCTACGGTATCGCGCCGATTAAGAACCAGGGCGCCCCTGTGACGTATGACTCGGAGATTCAAGGCCCAGTCAACACCTACACGCATATCCCGTATGCCTTGGGGTATATCGTGACGTATGAGGAACTGCGGGATAACCAATACAAGGAAGTCTCTCAGCGCCGGGTCGAGGCGAATGCCTTCTCGATTAACCAGACAGTTGAGACGGTCGCGGCGTTCTTGTACAACAACGCCTTTGCCACAACGTACTTCGCGACGGGGGATGGAGCGGCGTTGATCAGTGCCTCTCACGTAAACGCAACGGGAGGGACTTACAGCAACGCTCTCACTCCCGCCGCCGACCTCTCTGAGGCCGCGTTGGAAGATCTTTGCATCCAGATCATGGGTGTGCAGACGGATAGGGGGCTGCTGTTCCAGTGCATGCCTGAGAGCCTCCACGTCTCTCGCCATGACTGGTTCGCCGCGAACCGGATCTTGAAGAGCACCATGCAGCCCGACGTGATGAGCAACAACATCAACGTGCTGAAGTCGACCAACGCCTTCCCGAAAGGGATCAAGCTGAATCACTTTTTCACGAACGCAGGTCCGTGGTTCATCCGCACGAACTGCCCCAATGGCATGCGGATGTACTGGCGGGACAAGCCTTCGTTTGACCAAGACAACGACTTCGATACGAAGAACGCAAAGGCCGCAACGTACATGCGGTTCAGCGTCGGGGCGACTGACCCGCGGGGTATCTTTGGTTCCAACGGTCCGTAAAGGGGTTTGGGGGGTGCAAGCCCCCCGTAACCTACGGGTAGTAACATAGCATATCCAACGTAGTAATCCTCTCAGGAGCCTCAAGATGCCTAACACGAACTTTCCTGGTGGATTTCCTCACGGCGTGACCGTTAGGGGACTGCCAATTCTTCAAGCCCAACCAGGCCGCGTGTTCTGGGTTGGGAACGGTAGTACACTGCTTCCTGGCACTGTTGGTGGTGCGAATGGAAGTCCAGGGACGTATAACAAGCCCCTTGCCACGATTGACTATGCGGTGGGGCGCTGCTCTGCAAACTCCGGGGATCTTATCATTGTGAAGCCCGGCCACGCAGAGACAATCTCGGATGCTACGTCGCTGCTTCTCGACGTTGCAGGCATCTCAATTATCGGCCTCGGAGTGGGAAGCAACCGCCCGACGCTTACGTTCAGCACCGCCGCGACGGCAAACATCCCGGTGACAGCAGCGAACGTCGCGCTGCAGAACTTCCTCTTCGTCGCTAACTTCGCGGATATCGCGAGCTTCTTCACTGCGACTGGTACGTCGACCCCGACAGATTTCGCGGTGGAGAACTGCGAATTCAGGGATACCTCGTCGATTCTGAATGCGCTTACCATCATCACAGGAAACGCCACAGCCAACTCCATGGATGGCTTGGTCTTCAGCGGGAATAGGATCTCCAGCCTCGGAACCACAGCGGCGACCACGGCGATCGTCCTCTCTTCCGCGACGAATCGTGTCAGGATTATGGATAACTTTGGTAATTGGGCAGTGCTGAACGACACGGCGGCGATGCTGGCGGCTGGCGCGAACGCCCTCACAGACTTCCAGTTCGGTCGAAATGTCCTGAACAAGCCCAACACGTCCAGCACCGGCGGCTCTTTCATCTCGTGCTCCAGCACAGCCTGCACGGGTCACTGCCATGACAACCGCCTCTGGCAGCTCGACAACTCCGCTGGCATCTGGATTACGGCTGGGACGAAGCTAGCCTTCAGCGAGAACTACAGCCCAATCACCGGGGCTGCGGACAAGTCTGGCCTTATCAACCCGGCAGCGGTCTAGCCTTTGCAAAGGAACATAAAATGTCATTTGAACTTAAAGGCGACTACGCAGCCGCGGCGGAAGGTCGGTATTTTACGTCTTGGTTGGCCGCTACGGCTAACACAGCGGTGGCGACAACGACCCAGGCACTTGCGTCGACCAGCCCGTCCTTGGTGATTTACAATGACCAGCCGGAAGGCGGCAAGAGCATGTACCTCCGCCGGGCACGCTTCCTCATGACTGCGGTCACGACAGGAGCGACAACGGCAGAGCACGTTGGGGTTCTCAACTCCTCGGGGGCAACACATACGACTGTTGGAACTCTCATGAGCACTCCCGTGAACGTGAATGGTGGCTCCGGGGCAGGCTCCATCGCTCGCCTGTACGGTGGGGTGAACGTCTGTGCGACGCCCGCCGCGCAGGCCCGCATTGTCCACACAGGTAACGTGACAAACTCCATCCCGATTGTCTTAGACGCTTGGGAGTTGCTGTATGGAGAAGACTCCGCCATCACCACGATGATTGGGACGATGTCACTGGTGAAAAAGATCACTGTTCCAATCGCGCCAGTCATCATTCCTCCACGAACCTACTACACGCTGGGTTTCTGGGGGGCTAGCTGGGCAGCTTCTGCACCCACCTACCGCATGGCGGTGGAGTGGATTGAGTTGTAACAAAGCGGCGGGGGAGGAATCCCCCGTCCTTTCAGGAGCCTTGAATGAAACCTACGAAGCTTAGCTACACGCCCGAGGATGACGACACAGATGGGATTGCGAACGATGTAACGGCGCTGGAAGGCGTTGCCCTCACCCTCGCGAGTGATGGACCGGCGGATGGCCTCGCACACTTAATCATCATCACGCCCTCGGGCTCGATCTCGGACGACTTTGTGATTACAGGGACAGACGCGGATGGAGTAGCACAGACCGAGACGCTCGCTAGCAACACGACGAGCGCTGTCACTTCTGTGAAGTACTACAAAACCGTCACAGAGGTTCTCGCTGCGACGCTTGGTGCGGAGACAGTCGACATCGGCTGGACCGACGACATTGTGAGTCCGACGTTTCCGCTCAACTGGCGGCAGCAAGACTTCCATGTCAGCCTAGGCGTAGACGTTTCCGGGACGATTGACTACACTGTCCAGCACACGTTTGACCCGCTCCATCCGCAGGAGCATAACGTAGCTGACCCTGCGCCTTCTACCTTCAAGTGGTGGCCGCATGCCTCCCTTGTCACGAAGACCGCCGACACAGACGGTAACTACGATTTTCCAGTCACTGCCACTCGCCTACTGATCAACTCTCTTACGGCAGGCGCGACGATCACCTTTCACATAGTGCAGGGGAACTAATATGAGCATTTCGGTTGATCCGCATAAGCTGGAGAAGCTAGAGCGGCTGAGCGAGGCGCTGGAGTTGCTGCAGAATCCAGAGGGCTATACCAAGATGATCGCAGAGGCGAAGGCAGTTCTGCGAATTCATGAAGAAGTCTCCGCGCGCTACGCCACGGTTGAGGCAGCGGAGAGGTTCTTGCAGGAGTCGAAGAAGGTCTTGACGACTGCGAAGAAGGAAGCGGCGGCTACGATGGAGGGTCTGGCAGCGGAGAAGGCCGCTTTTGAGAAGGCGCAGAAGGAGAAGATGGTTAAGCTGCAGGAAGCTGTCTTCGCGGCACAGAAGCGGGAGAGGGAGCTAGGTGAGCGGGAAGATCGGCTGAGCGCCGCGGAGAAGGAACTGGCTGGCCAGCTAGAAGCGTTCCGAGCGCAGAAAGACGTGCAAAGCAAGTCTGTGTCAGAGACCACTGCGAAGCTAGCCGCCGAGCGCGCGGAGCTTGATCGACGTAAGGCGGCACTCACCGCCGCATTACAATAAGGACCCGCTATGGCAACCTTCAATAAGATTCAGCAATTCGTCGAGGACTTGGCACACAAGGTCCATAATCTAGGTTCGGACCAGCTCACGCTCGCGCTGACAGCCGCCGCGAACGCTCCAGTCGCGACGAATGAAGTCCTCGCCGACCTCACAGAGATCTCGTACACTAACCTGTCAACGAGGGCTATTACTACATCTACCTCAGCGCACACGACAGGGACGTATAAGCTAGTGCTGACAGACCTTGTCCTAACCGCGAGTGGCGGTGCAGTCGCAGCCTTCCGCTACGTCGTGGTCTACAACGACACGCCTACCTCGCCGGCGGATCCCTTGATCGGCTGGTACGACTACGGCAGTGACCTAACCCTCGCGGAAAACGAGACGTTGACTGTCGACTTCGACGGCTCTGGCGGATTTATTACCCTTGTCTAAAGGTGATGAGATGAGAATTGAACTGTTAGAGCAGAACATTAAAGAGGCGAAGGCGAAGTACCAAGCTGCGTCGCAGGAGAAGGAAGCTGTCTGGCGCCCTCTGTCAAATCGCGTTGTGGCACTGCAGAAGGAGCTAACAGCGGAGATTTCAAGCGGTGCGCTGGAGTGTGATTCCTGCGGGGCGCCCCCGAGAGGTCTCTTCCGATATCCCCAGACGCCGAAGGGAGTGCCGCAGATCAAGCTGGTTGAAATTGCTTGCGCGAAGCTCTGCCGCCTGGCTGTCGTGGATCAGGACCGGGAGAAGGCCGTGGCGGCGTGGAACTTGCAGTACGGAAGGAGGGTCTCCTGATGCCTTGGGTCGTGGAGTCACCTGCGCTTGACGGTGTGACAGGGGTGCGTAAGGGCACTATGCGTGTGTGGGTGAAGACGGAAGAGAGGGCACGGTCGCTGTCGGAGGAGACGGAGGATCGAAGCTACCGCTACGTGACCGAGGAAGAGATGCATCCGAAGGCGCGGGAGAATATGGCAAGGGCGTTGTAGAGATGGCATCCATCATATCGTCCACCTTCGTCGTTGGCCACGCCCAAGCCAACGGTACGCGCCGCGTGATCGAGACGCATACATGGGATGAAGGCTTGCCGGATACCGTGATCGAGTACGGGCCAGTACCGGACACGGTGGACCATCAGGCAATCGCCAACACGCGCGCTACTCGACTGATGGCGCAGGCGGCTGAAGCGGAATTCGAGGACGTGATCGGTGGCCCTTAACCTCAAACATCAGAGCACGGCGCAGTTTGCCGCCAGGTTCTGGGATCGATTGCGGCTCACCTACCAGGACGGGAACCGGCTGGAGTTCGCGCGCATGGTCTGGTGGCTGTATGGCAGGGTTCAAGACGGCGACTTCACCAGCAATGATGTCCGACTGAGCTTCAATGCTGCTTACAGCCGCAACCTCAATAACCCGCAGTGGAGCGCCTTCGTGACCGATACGCTCAAGCCAATCCGTGATAGGTATCAGGCCATGCTCGATCAGGTGGACTTGTAATGTCGAATCCCGGCTACGTTCGAAGCTCTGATGGCGATAATGCAGACGATGGATCGACCATTGCGCTATCTAATGCGGACCTGACCGGCGCAATCGCAGATCACTCGGCAGGCGATCGGATCTTCGTTGCATCAGACCATGCGCAGACGCAAGCGAGCGCCCTAACGCTGACATTCCCCGGCACGATCGCTTCGCCGAACCAGATCCTGTTCGCGAACTTTGCAGCCGAACCTCCCACGGCGCTGGTGACGACGGGCTCCGTTGAGACGACAGGCACGTCCGGAATCATACTATCAGGTTCGTTCTACTGGTACGGCGGCACGATTCGCGCTGGTTCTAGCGGGTCCGGCACAGGATTCACGGTCTGCCAAGGGGACAACCGGCAGGTCTATGACAATACCACTTTTGAAATAGGCGGAACGAACTCATCTAATCGCATAACCTTCTTTACTACTTCAGGCGGTGCTGAGGGCTCAGTCAGTCTGCGTGACTGCTGGCTGAAGTTCGGGGCAACGACGCAGGGCATACGAGCAAGCCAAGGGGCGCTGCGCATCTCCGGCGGTGGTATCGACGCCACGGGCGCGGCAATAACCAACTTCATCGCGCAGACACCGTTCGAAGGGCAGGACGTAATCATCGAGGGCTTCGACTTCTCTTCTGGCGATGCCTCGATGAATCTTGTCACGACCAATGCGGCGGCGATGGGGTTGGTCGTATTTCGTAACTGCAAGCTCCCCACATCATGGTCGGGCTCGTTGCTCGCTGGCGCTCCTGCAACTGCCGCATTCCGGGCTCAGATGCATAACTGTTCCGCGGCGGACACGAATTATCAGCTTTGGGAAGAGGACATCTTCGGCTCGATCAAGGACGAGACCACGATTGTCCGTACCGGCGGCGCAAGTGATGGGGATACGCCGATAGCGTGGAAGATGACATCTTCAGCAAGCGCATCGTTTCCGAGTGGGGCACTGAATTCCCCGCCGATTTTCATCCCGAATACGGCGGTCGGCTCCAGCCAGACGATCACGGTCGAGATTATCCATGATTCGGTTACCGCCCTGGACGACGATGAAATATATGCAAGCGTGCAGTATCTTGGCACGAGTGGATTGCCGATGTCGCTATTCGCAAGTGATGCAGTAGCAAGCGTCCTCGCCACGCCGGCCGCGCAGACCAGCAGCAGCGAGACCTGGACGACCACGGGTCTGACGAATCCAAACAAGCAGAAACTGGCGGTAACCTTCACGCCGCAGGAAAAGGGCCTTCACTTCCTCACCATTAGTCTGACCAAGGCGAGCTATACCGTATATGTCGATCCGCTTGGGACGGTGAGCTAAATGGCCCGCCAATACCAGATCCCCGGCTGGGGCTTCATCAACGCCGCAGAGGATGGTCGCGAGTACCAGATTCCGGGTTGGGGGTACTTTAACGATGAGACGGCGGCTGGTGGTGCCTTTACCCTCACGGCTGCAACCGGTTCGTACACCCTAACAGGTCAAGCTGCTGCTCTCACCAAGCAAAGTTTACTCAGCGCAGCGGCCGGAAGTTATGCACTAGCTGGCCAAGACGCGGGGCTTTTCGCCGGGCGCTCTTTGCTCGGTGCAACAGGCGCTTACGCCCTCACGGGTCAGGACGCTGGCCTAATCAAAGCGAGTCTCCTCGCCGCAGCCACTGGCGCGTACAGTTTAACGGGGCAGGACGCAGGACTTGTCTACGCTCCGCTGGGCAACTTTACCCTCACTGCGGAGGCAGGCAGCTATGCACTGACTGGACAAGCAGCTAGCTTGCTAAAGGCCAGCAGCCTCCTCGCAGAACTCGGAACGTTTAGCTTAACTGGTCAAGACGCAGGCTTGCTCGCCGCGAGGCAGCTTCTTGCTGAGGCTGGCAGCTACACGTTGACAGGTCAAGATGCGGGGCTGCTCAAGGCTAGCCTCTTGACTGGCGTCTTGGGGGAGTACACCCTTACAGGGAACGACGCTGCTCTCGTCTACACGCCGCAAGGCGCTTTTCTCCTCACGGCAGATACGGGAGCTTACCTGCTAACGGGGCAAGCTGCCTCGCTCTTGAAAGCCAGCATTCTTGCCTGTGGCACAGATGCATATGTGCTAACAGGCAACGCAGCGGGTTTGTCAGTCAACGCAGGAGCTACCGTCATTCTCTTCCAGGGCGTGAGTTCCGCCGACGGACCTACGCGGCACCAAGGCATCTCCCGGCCGACAATCATACTGACAGACGCTGGCGGCGGCTTCTACACTGTGGAGAAGACGTACCAGGTCTCTGGCAACTTCAACCCCGAGTCAGTTTCCGCCGAGACTTACCTAATCGATGGAGAACTTCCGTGACAGCACCAGCTCTTAACACTCCATTCGCCGTGATCAAAGACGCGTTCCAGGACGCCGGGCTGACGCAGCTTGGTCAGTTTCCAGACAGCGACCAGATTGTCTTGGGTATGGGGAAGCTGACGGACTTGATTAATCTGTGGCAGACGGATGGGCTGAAGCTCTGGCTCAATGTGGACACGGAGGTGACCTTGGTCGCGGACCAAGCGACCTATACCTTCATGCCCTCCGGGGATGTGGATATGACAAAGCCACATCGAGTGCTTCAGGCTTACTACCTTGACACTAGCAATGTTCGCCGGCCGCTTACTCCGCTCTCCTGGGAAGAGTACCTGCGGCTCAGCCAGGTTACCGGGAACAGCGGCGCGGTTAATTCCTACTTCGTCAACAAGCTCCAGTCTCAGCTCTCTGTCTCCTTCTGGAACACGCCGGATGCAACTGCTGCCCTTGGGACAGCCCACGTCCTCCTGCAGACCCAAGTGACAAACTTCACCGCAGTGGATGAGACGATGAACTTCCCCAATGAATGGCGGATTGCGCTACGTTGGGGACTGGCGGACGAGCTAGCAACTGGGCAGCCCCAGGCCATCATGGATCGCTGCGAGCGGCGGGCGGCAATGTTCAAGGCTGCGCTCGAGGACTGGGATGTGGAGGATGCCCCGACGAGGTTCCAGCCGGATATCGCGCAGTCATACCCGCAGGGGAGCTTTCGGTAATGGCGCAGCAGTCTGACACCGTTGGAATTCCGAAGAGGCTGCCTCTAGTTAGCCAGGCTGCGAACCGGGATACTTCGCCGGCGAAAGACGCGAGGATGGTGAATTGCTTTGCAGAGAGAGCGGGGGAGAGCGACTACCGGATTTATAAGCGACCTGGCCTTCTGGAGATCGCAAGCTTGTCCGAGACAGGGGTAGGCCGGGGGATGTACAACTGGCGGGGGAATGTTTACACTGTCTTCGGAGCGGCGCTGTTCAAG